GAGGTTGAAGGCAGCGCGAATATCAAGATGACCGCGCCGGGAGACATTGACATTACGGCCGGAGGCGACGTGAACATTCGGGGCAGCACGGTGAACTTGAACTGATGCCGGCGGTTGTGCGCATAGGCGATTCGCTCGCAACGGGCCATGGGTGCGCTGGCTCAACAACGCTTGCGGCCGCCAACCAGGGCAGCGTGTACGCCAACGGCATCCTAGTCGCAGTGGTCGGAGCGCCAACGGTTCCGCACCCCGTTCCACCTGACCCGCCATGTGCACCGCATGTCGCTAACCTTAACGCAGGCAGCAGCACGGTTTTTGCCGAAGGCATTGCGGTGGGGCGGGTTGGAGATAGCGCGGACGCTGGCGCGATGACCAGCGGTTCGACCGACGTTTTTGCAGGTGGATAAATGATCGATTACGAGCTACAAAACGGCGATATTGTCATTGACGATAACGACATGGCCACAACCGATGCCACGGCGCAGCGCCTACGCCAGAAGCTATTGCTATGGCGCGGCGAATGGTGGCTGGATCGCCAAGCTGGGTTCCCGTATTTGCAGCGCGTGCTCGGACAAAGGCCGCGCCCCGAGGTGGTCGGAAGCCTAGTGCGTCAGTTGGTTGAGCGCGATCCCGACGTGCGGTCGGTTGACAATCTGCAATTGGATTTTGACGCCACGACGCGGCGCATTGCGATCGCGTTCACCGCCCGGTTGGTGGACGGGACGAACACGGACATTGAGGTGACGGTATGACCACAGAACTGACGAGCGATGGGTTCGTTGCGCAGTCGTTTGCGGAGATTCGGGCAGAGATTGCTGATGCTTTCCGTGAGGTATTAGGGCCAGTCAATCCCGGCCCTGAGTCTGCGGTAGGGCAGCAGATCAGCATTATGGCTGAGCGTGAAGCGTTGCTGGTGCAAGCCCTGCAAACTGTTTATGCCAGTCAATACCCCGGTAGCGCGGCTGGCCGTAGTTTGGATGGGGTTGCCCAGCTAACGGGCATCACAAGGCGTGAGGCAACTCGGTCTATTGCGACCGTTCAGGTAACAGGTGACCCGAACACTGTCGTGCCTGCGGGCAGTCTTGTGAAGAACGACAACGGCGATCTGTTTGAGTTTTCCGAACCTGTCACGTTGGACTCGGCAGGTGAAGGCAGCGGGGAAGTTATTGCCATTGAGGCCGGGTCCGTTAGCGTGCTGGCGAACACGATCACCACGATTGAAACGCCTTTCAGCGGCTGGGACTCGGTGAATAATGACAACGACGGGCAGACAGGCCGGGACGTTGAAACGGATCCCGAATTGCGGTTGCGGCGCGCTGAATCGCTATCAGTAACAGGCGCTGCCACGGTTGAGGCAATTCGTGCCCGACTACGCCAGCAGGTTGATGATGTGACAGCGGTGACGATCATCGAGAACCGTGATGATGTAGTTGATGGCGACGGCCGTCCACCGCATTCGTTTGAAGCAATTGTGCAGGGCGGCATTGAGCAAGACATCGCGGACTTGATCTGGGAGGTCAAGCCTGCCGGTATTGAGACATTTGGTAATGTGACCGAAACGGTAGAAGATTCGCAGGGCACAAATCAGACTATCCAGTTTTCCCGTCCAGTTCCTGTTTACGTTTGGGTCAACGTAACGCTTACTGCCAACGGTATTGGCGACTTCCCATCCGCGTCGGCAGAATCCTTGACGCAGGAAGCAGTCGTGTCGAAAGGCAGCGAGCTAACCGTGGGCGACAAGGTGGTCTATCAGTCACTATTCGGGCCGATTTATCGCGCGGTTGACGGGCTGGAAATGGTCACCATTGAGGTTGGCACCAGCACCGATGCTGAAACACAGCCGTCGGCGTTTGCGTCGGAGAACATTGAAATTGCCAGCAACGAGCTTGCACTGTTTGATGAGGCGCGCGTGAGCGTGACAATCAATGAGTGAGAATTGGCCGCTTGAAAAGATTGATAATCATGCCGAACAAGCGGTTGGCCGGCTGACCAGTCAGTACAGTCACGCTGAACGGTTGCAGTCGCTGATCCGCGTTTGGGCTGGCCGCGTTCAGTCCCTAGAGGATGCGGCCTATGACATGCTCACACAGCGCTGGATTGACGCGGCGGACGGGAATCAGCTAGACGGGCTTGGCGAGATCGTGGGCGAGGATCGTCGCGGCCGTGAGGATGAAGTCTATCGCGACGCGCTAATCACCAGGATATTCCTGAACAGCGCCAGCGGCGAGCCCGAGTCGGTCATTCGCGCGCTCAACTTTCTGTGGGGAGCCGGCAACGTAGCATTCCAGGAAATCTACCCGGCGAAGATTCAGATTGCGTTATTTGAAACGCCAGCCAGTTTGCGGCAGTTGCAAGGCATTCGTGGCGTAACCCCTGCTGGCGTTGGGTTGCGTGTATTGCAGCAGCAAGCCGACAACGCGCCGGTCATCGCTTCTGTTCTGGAGGCGGGCATCATCGGCGAAGTGCGCCCAAGCGTTACAACGCTGCTTGATTCGCGATTTTTCTACACCAACGGATACGGGCAACAGATCAGCCGCGTGACCACCGTGTTCCCGACTTTCGTGAACACTCTAGAATCGTCTGCTATCATTGGTCCAAGCAATGGCCAGCAAATTAGCAGCCAGTCAACTATTGCGCCCTAGGAGCACAGAGCAATGGCAGAGTTTTACACTGTACTGACAGACGTCGGCGCCAACAAATTGGCCGCCGCAACCGCTGGGCAGCGAGGCCCGGTTGTTCCCGCAAGTGTTCGCGTCGGCGATGGCGGCGGCGGCGACTTTTATGACAACTTCGACCGCCCGGCCTTGCGGGCACTGACCGCTATTCCCGGTGAGCAGTTTTCGACCGACGTCAATAACCTCCGCACCGACGACCAGAATCCTAATTGGATTATTGTCGAAGGCATCATCCCGGCCAATGAGGGTGGTTACGTCATCCGTGTGGCAGGCGTTACGGACACCGAAGGCGATCTGATTGCCGTTGCGCGCTTCCCCGAGACTTACAAGCCGGTGCTTGCTGACGGCGCGTCTCAGGATATGGTCATCCGCACGATCATGGAAGTGACCGACGCCGCGAGTGTCGATCTGTCCATTGATCCATCTGCGGTGCTGGCCACCGAGGCTTTTGTGTTGGAGCAGCGCCGGGCGTTTGTTCGCAAGCCTGCGGTGCTTGCGCCGACGCCAGGCGAGACTAATGTTGTCACGACCGTCACTGTTGAGGGAACGTCATTCGCTCCGCTCTACAGTGTAGATGCCCGCGATTATCGTCAGTTTCAGGTCAAGGAAAGCACTGCGGGCTGGGACACAACCATTGTTGATGCACAGGTCAACGCAGACGACTACGAGGTCACGCTGTCAACTGATACGCAGTACAACGTACGCATTCGCGACGTAGACGTGAATGGCGAAGTGTCAGAGTGGTCAGATGTGATTACCTTTACCACCGCCGACACTTTCATTGATGAGCCGACTGTATCGGTTTCTGGTTCGCCAGATAATATCACCCGGCAGCCGACTATCAGCACCAGCGCTTTTAGCGTTACCAACGGCTCAGACACTCACCAGAGCACGGATTGGGAGGTTGTAGAGACCGGCACTAGCACCGTCGTTTTTGAGTCCAATAACGACAGCAGCAACCTGACAACCATCGTGCTTCCGGCCGGAACGCTCGATGTTGATACAGAATATCAGTTCCGTGCCCGGCACCGGGGCGATACGTTTGGGGTTAGCGCGTATGGCGAAGTCACTGAAACGACGGCGGCCACGTTTGTTTCGCAGCCCAACATTACCGAGCCGCCGCAAGGCGCAACAGATATCGGTGAAACGCCAACGTTTGAATCTACTGCTTTTTCTGTTACCGACGGCACGGATACCCATGCCGCTTCGCAGTGGCGGATTGTTCGCACATCTGACAATAGCGTCGTTGACGATACCGGCGAAGATACGATCAACCTTGAAGCCTACACCATTAGCGCAGGCATTCTTGACGAGGGTGAAATTGAGTACGAAGTAGAGGTCAGGCACAAAGGCGATACCTTTGGGTTTTCTGATTGGTCGCCGGTTTCTGTTTTCACTACTGCCTCCGCGTTTTTCGACCCAGCTGACCCAAGCAATGTCGGAGGTGAGTTTGCTGGCGGGTTCTTGGTTGGTGTTATTGACACCGTACAAGGAACGATCGACTCTGCCGACGACTACCAGACCGGCGAGCGTTATGCTTTGGTTGTCGCGCCGAAGGAGTACGAGGGCGGCCGTGATTCGTCACCGGCGGCGGGCTTGCCGACTGGCGATTTAGAGTGGGATACGCAGGATCGAGGTGGCGAGTCTGGCGCTATTACCCGCTGGAATGGTCTTGAAGCAACCAATACGATCCTGGCGAAAAACGACTCTAGCTATGAAGCGTTCGAGTTTATTCGCTCGTTGCGTCAGAACTACCCAGCCCCTGCTGTCGATGGTGGCTCCGATTGGTATCTGCCGGCACTGGATGAACTGGAACTGATCTACCGAAATCTCAAGCCGGTGACTGCGGATAATTACATTAGCACTCAGACTGAGACGTTCCCCGGTTCACAGGATAATGGATTTAACCCCTCATCAGACCCGCAGGGTTCAGCTTATACTGCCAATGATCCCTCGCAGACTAGTGCGACGGACTTTCAATCAGGGGGCGCTGAAGCTGTCGATCTTGAATATTATTGGACTAGCACGGACACGAACGATTCAGGTGGCCAAGCGTGGGACCAGGACTTCACGGACTCGGGCAACGAGGGCAACCAGAATGGCAACTTTAAGGACACCACCATCGCCAGTGTGCGTCCTGTCCGGCGCGTCGTCCTTTGAACTTTGAACTTTAATTTGAAGCCGTGAAAGCCAAGCAACTGCCAGTCTATAAAGAAGCGCAGCGTCTTGTGAGCCTTCTCCATGAGAGCACTCGCAAGGCGCCGCGCGATCTGCGGCATACCCTTGTCCAGAGGCTTTATCAGAAGCGGTCGAGATTATTGTTGATATCGACACCGCAAATAAACAAAGCAATCAGGATCGGGTTGATGCAATTCGGTCCGCCCAACAACGCGTTGCGCGACTGGACGTGCTGCTATTCGTCTCCATGGAGCAGAGATGCCTGTCCCGCAAAGCCGCCGTGAAAGCGATGGCGCATATTGACGGGCTCGGCAAACAACTTCACGGATGGTCGAGCAATGCAAAGAATCAGGTGTTTCGAACACAGAACGCACCAGAGCCGGAGCCGTTCAAGTGACGACCGGGAGTGTGCAAGACGACCGCTCGCTGTCCCCGCCACAGGCGATAGGCCCAGTTTGGGCAGCTACTAGCGGGGCGCATCCGCTGGCTGCGTGCATAGGGGCAGCATTGGTGGCCAAGCGTGGAACCAGAACTTCACGAACTCGGGCAACGAGGGCAACCAGAATGGCAACAATAAGGACAACACCAACAACAGTGTGCGTCCTGTCCGGAGGCCGTCGCTGTGTTTGCTTCACCTGATTTAACGATTGACGAGGTGTTGCACGCTTACGAAAAGTGCCGGCGCACTAAGCGTAATAGTGAAGGCGCTATTGAGTTCGAGGTCAACTTCTCGCGCAACATCATGGCGATCTACCACGCGGTTAGAGCCCAGACGTGGAAACCTTCGGGGCATATGTGTTTTGTCGTCGAAAACCCAAAGCCTCGAGAAGTTTGGGCTAGCACGTTTGCGGACCGTGTGGTGCATCACATCTGCTACCACCGGCTGCGGCCCCGGTTCGAACCCTACTGGATCGCGACGACATTCGCATGCATTCAGGGCCGAGGCACCAGCGCGGCATCGGATTGGGCGGAGCGCTCGGCGCGACGGGTTACGCAGGGGTGGAGCCAACCGGCCTGGCTGCTACAGGCCGATATCAAGAATTTCTTCCCGCGCATCCACCGGCAGACGCTGCATGATATGCTCGCGCCGCGAATCTACGAGCCGTGGCTTGCGTCGTTGGTTGATGAGATCATTAACGTTGATGTCACGCAGAATGCGCACTTTCCGGGCGATCGGTCTTTGCTGCGGATCATTCCACGGCATAAAAGTCTTTGGCACGCCGAGCCGGGGCGAGGGCTGCCAATTGGCAACCTTACGAGCCAGTTCGGCGCGAATGTCTACCTTGACTGCATGGACCAGCGCATCGCTCGCTCGGGCGTGGCCAGGCATTACGGGCGATATGTCGATGACATTGTGCTGATGGACCCGGATATCGACAATCTGCGCGCCGCCTACCGAATCATTGTCAAGGATCTGTCCGGGCTTGGCCTAGAGCTGCACCCGGACAAGACGCGTTGCATCCCGGTCGCAGACGGATTCGACTTCTGCGGACGATACATTCTTCCGCACCGGACTTATTTGCGGCGCCGCACTGTCAAACGAGGCAATCAAGCCATTAGCAACATGCAAGGAAATCGCCACAAAGGGGAGACGCTGACTTCGTATCTCGCATTGGCAAGGCCTTGCAACAGTCGCTCGTTGCGTAAACAATGGGCTATTCGCGCATCACAACACGGCGTCGTTACGATGCGAAATCACACAAAAGCGAGGGCAATAGCATGACAATGGCAAGAGTAAAAGACGGCGAAGTCGTGGCATACGGCATTCCAGAACGCATGAAAGGAACGCCGTATGAGGAGCTAATCGCTAAAGGCTGGCGGCCTGTCAAGGGCACGCCCAAGCCCGACGACGCGCCCGAAGGTATGGGCTACGTTTACGGCAAGCCGTATAGCTACAACGCTGAGGATGATGCGGTTTACGGCACATGGAGCCAAGCCGATGTGGCGGCGATCGCGCTCAAGGAAAAGCGCAACCGTGCTGTTCTTTCCCGCGCACGATTCAAGCTGGCGCTCGAAGAAATGGGCGAGCTGGATAACGTTGAGGCCGCGATGGCAGCCGACGGCGTTGATCGGCGGGCCAAGATCCTTTGGGAAGATGCCGGTGAGTTCCGCCGCATGGACGAAGACTTGTTGCGGCTAACGGCAGAGCTGGGCTATACCGACGAGCAGATTGATGCGGTTTTCGAAATCAGCTAAGCGCTATTGTTTGCGCGTTGCCGCGTGGCTGTCGCAGGGCGCTAATTGCCTCTTGCTGGCAGGCCATCACGACCAGACGGTCTCAGCCCGGTGCTATATGAACAGGCACCGGCATGGTTGGGTCTTTGCGCGGGGCGCAATCAACATGCTGTTTTTCTGGCAGCCGGATCACTGCCGGGCCAGTTATCAGCGTGATGTCAAATGGGCGCGGGAGCTGCTGGACAATGCTGATTGATCGATTTGCGTACACCAAAATGGGGACGCTAGGGCAGCTTATTGTCGGTGATCTGTACCTGTACACGATCGAGCTGCCATGGCGCGGCAACGAGCGCAACGAGTCGTGTATTCCGCCGGGCGTTTACCAGTATCAGCGGCATGAATCGCCCCGGTTTGGAGAAACGCTATGGCTGCGCGGCGTCCCCGAACGGTCGGAAATACTGATCCACGCTGCCAACTCCCCCGCTGATCTCAATGGGTGCATTGGGCCGGGGTTGGACTACGGGTGGTGGTCAGATCGCGGAGAACTCGCGGTGTGGGATAGTCGTGACGCGCTTCAGCAGTTGCTATCCAAATGCGATCATGAGGGCACCATTAACATTCACACATGGACGCCGGATTACCCATGACCGAAGATGAGCGCACTCACAGGATTGCCCGCGAGGCCGCAGAACAGGCTGTAACCGATACGCTGCAACGCCTCGGCATTGACGAGCACGACTGGCGCGAAACGCAACAGGACTTAGCCTATTTGCGCCGGTTTCGCGTTGGTAGTGAACAGGCCAGCCGGTGGGTCACTCGGTCAGTCATTACCACGTTAATCGGGGGCATTGCATGGGCAGTATGGGAAGCAATCAAGGCCAGCAAGTAACCCATCCCGACCCCGAGCGCCTATGGGATCGCCGCTGGCGAAGCCACGTTGTTGTGCTGGCGATGATTGCAGCGATTGTAGGCGCCGGAGTGATGTGGCCGGATCGGCAATACACGGCCGCGCTATGGCCGCTGACGACGCTCGCGCTTGCTCATTACGGGCCAGCGTTGGTCGAAGCGGCCGCGAAATTGAGGGCTTCACATGCCAATAACGGAACGCCAGCGACAAATACGCGACGCTTTTCACCGCACCGGTAACAAGTCCGCCGTAGCGCGCGAGCTTGGGGTGAGCGAACACACGGTGCGCGAATCATTGAAAGCGTCCGAGCGCTACATCAATGCCGACCCCGGCGTACAGGACGCTGTTGACCAGACCGGGCTATCACTAGAGTCCGCAAGCCACGGATGGCGTCGGATTCAGGACCCAGACACCGGCAACTGGAACTCGGTTTTCTGGAAGAACGATCGGTCGGTTGACGAGGCCCAGACGTTCGCTGATCTGATCCGCGACGCGATGGGCGACGATCTGCCAAAGGCGACGGCGGTTGCCCCGCCCACGGGCACCATGGACGACTACTGCACCCTGTACGCGCTGACCGATGCGCACGTCGGGATGCTGGCCTGGCCGGAAGAAACCGGCGAAGCATGGGATACCGACATTGCCGAGCGCACAATCATGCGATGGATGGCTTGCTCGCTGGAACTCACCAAACCATCGACCTACGCGGTGCTGGCAGAGATCGGCGATCTGCTGCATTGGGATGGGCTGGAGGCCGTGACGCCGGCCAGCAAAAATATCCTGGACGCGGACACGCGATACCAGAAACTGGTGCGCGTCGGTATCCGTATCGTTCGCGCGCTCGTGCGGATGATGCTCACCAAACACCAGCATGTTCACGTCGTGCTCGCCGAAGGCAATCACGATGAATCGACCAGCGCGGTGCTGCGCGAGTTCTTCGCGGTTCACTATGAGGACGAGCCGCGCGTGACCATCGACCAGTCGGCCGGCGGGTTCTATGCCTACCAGCACGGCGAGACAAGCTTATACTTCCACCATGGCCACAAGGTAAAGCCCGACCAGATTGACTCGGTGTTCGCGTCACGCTACCGGCAGATGTTTGGCAACACCCGCCGCAGCTATGCGCACCTGGGCCACCTGCACCACCAGGAAATCAAGAGCACCAATCTGATGAAGGTTGAACAGCACCCGACGCTGGCGGCCATGGATGCGTTTGCAGCCAAGCGCGGGTATGACGCCGAGCGCGTGGCCACGGCCATCACCTATCACTGTCGATACGGGGAAGTCAGTCGCGACGTTGTTCCCTATGAAATGGTGGCGGACGAATGACCCGATGGAAGCTATGGGTTGCGGGCGGGCTGGCCGTTGCGCTGGCCGGTGCGTTATGGGCGTGGCGTGACGAGATCGAAACGCGGGTGCGCTATGCGGTGCAGGGCGAGCAGTTGGAGCAAGCGTTGCGCGAGGCCGAACAGGAGGCCGCAAGACAGCGCGAATTGCGAAAGGCGGCTGATGATATTGCCGAGGCGCGTGCGGATCGTGTGCAGGCGATACGGCAGCGACAGGATGACTTGCGCGCGGACTTGCGCGCATTGGAGCGAACGGATGACGAAGTGTCAGAATGGGCTGATCGCCGGGTGCCTGGTGCTATTCTTGACCGGCTGCGCGACAAGCCCGGCGACGGTGGTCAAGACGGAAACGGTGGTGGAAACGCCGCCGACTGAATGGCTGGCGGATTGCCCGGTACCGGATCTGGCCGGAAAGACCAACGGAGACTTGCTCCGCTGGGCCGCATCCCTCAGAATGTCCCTTATCGCGTGCAATGCCGACAAGGCGGCACTGCGAGACTGGCAACAGGCAGCGCGCAGCCAGTGACTCCGCCCTGTGGCC